CGATCAAGGAGCCGTGACGATGACGACATAGAAGAGCTAGAAGATCGCATCTTTTATTGCGTTTGACTTTTACCCTTAACACTCCACTAGTGCAAGCACAATGACTCACCACTACCACCTAACCAAAAAGTCCAGCAACGCAAAGACTGGCCCAATCGCAGTCAGTACAACATCTCGTGATAGTTGCCCTGCAACATGCCCACTAAAGGGTAATGGTTGTTATGCAGAATCAGGGCCGCTTCTACTACACTGGAATAAGGTCTCTGATCGTTCACGAGGATTCACCGTTGATGGCTTCATTGATGCACTTAGAACACTCCCTGAAGGGAGCTGTTTCAGGCACAATCAAGCTGGTGATCTGCCACACATTAGCGGATTCATTAACTATAAAGAACTTGAAGCCATCACCAGTGCATGTTCTGAGCGTAAGTTAACCGCTTGGACATACACGCATCATAAGGTAGACAACTCTCATAATGTAGAGGTGATTCAAAAGGCTAACAACGACGGGCTTACAGTTAATGTAAGCGCACACAGTCAGGCCCACGCTGTTGATGTCTACCGTAAGGGCTTACCAGCTGTTTGTATCGTTCCCAAGGATACGCAAGTTAACAGCTGGTGTACTGATGGCGTGAAGTTTGTAGTATGTCCCGCGCAAACAAAAGCTAACAAAACTTGTGCTGAATGTAAGCTATGCGCTAACGCTGAGCGTTCCTGTATTGTTGCATTCAAAGCACACGGTACACAAGCTAAGAAAGTCGAGCAAACCATAGCCTGATCCGGTGCTAGACTCCTGTGACAACTAAAGACGGCAGCACTCCGGCCCGCGCGGATGCATCCAGGCTCATGGCCCTGGGGGTTGGGACTTCGGTCCCGCCTCTGGGGCTTTTTTGTGCCCAGGGTCGGGAGAAGTTCGTTACGACATCACAGGGACGCACCCAGGTTTTGATCTAACTATGACAGCACTACTTAAGCGGAAGCCTCAACGGCTCACGATCACAGTGTCGTGGGTCGTTTTTGAGCGTTTAGTCAAGCGTTCACAGATGGAGGGACGCAGTATGAGCAACCTCTCCTCGTACCTGCTGGAGCGTGTCCTGTGTGACGATCCAGAGACCGGCTCATAAGCGCTGCACTACTGCAGGAATGCGGCATCATATGTCCATCGGGAGCGGTCCCGATCCATCGCAGGCACTGGGTAAGGACTCACCTGCCAAATATGTAGCACCGAGCCACCGCTGTTGAGAGTGGCTCCTCGCCCAAGGGGAGTTGTGGCGCGTGAAGTAACACCCTCTTCTTATTTTCTCCCGCGACAAGAAATCCTTGTTGCACACACCAGGGCCACTACTAAGTGCCTGAACCGTTACAAAAACGCTTAGCTCGTCAATTCTGCATGCTCAACGCCTGCCTGGTTGACTGCGAGGGCGATCTGGAATCGATCCAGGAACTAGAACGATGCTTTAATCTCGAGTCATATGGCCAAGAAAGATCCATTTCCCAACAACTGGGAGGAGGTACAAAACCTAGAAGACGACGACATCGAGACTCCAACCTTTAATGAGGTGATGGAGGATGTAATGATCTGGGACTTACCTGATCCTTACTGTGCTGTTGTACGTGTCTACAATCCAACAACAAAGAAGCTTAAGGAGTACGCATACAAGCTTGAGTCTAAAGCTCGTGATCGTATTTACACCTCTGCACTAGCGGAGGATGAAGTCACAATTCTTACCCAAGCCATTATCGGCTGCATCAACTACATGGATCAATGATGAACCTTTCTTCTGAAGAAACCGAGGAGTTGCTCGATCTTGAGGGTATGACCACCTACCCATCGGCTTATGCACATTTTGCATATACCGCCAGGTATGACGAAACCCCTATCGACACGCTAGTGCGTGTGTACTATCTTGAGAGCTTCCGCATCGGGGCATGACGCTTCTTTACCTACCGCTGATTGGACTGTACTGCGGCTGGCATAAGCATTTCTACCAACGAAAGCTGCATTTATGCTGTACAAAGTCCTCCATTAGTGCAGCCATGGGTTGTTTCGAGCTAATTTGGGAGTGGTCTGAGCCGCCCGAACATGGTCACCAAGCAAGTCACCGATGAAGAGTTGTTACCTCTTTTGGAGGTGATGGAGGAGTTTCGTGCTCTTAAAGCTGAGGTTCCTGCTCAAGCTATCGTGACCTTCTTATATGTAGCGAGTCACAATCCTTGCTTGCAGACACAGATCCAAAAAGATCTCAAGATGCATTCAAGTAGTGCGAGTCGCAACACTGACATGTTCTCTGATGTGGATAGGCTTGGTAAACCCGGCCCTAATCTCATCAAAAAAGAGCCAGACCCGTTGAACGCTACTCGTGCGATCATTTCGTTGACACCACGTGGTGAGCGTTTTGCCTTAACCATCAAGAGGATTCTTTATGGCAGTTAGTCGCACGTTCGGTGAATGTGCTGAGTATACGTTCAAGACTCGTGATTCATGGGTTCGTGAACGTAAGGCTGTTGATGAGTGGAAACGCTATCAACAATTGCCCAAAGAAGAACGTCAAGGCGATGTCTCCAAGCCTTCGATGTTCAGGCACATTCAAGTTGGTCACGTCATCTCAATGCGTGGCAGTACATTCCCAATCAAAGCGCTCACTCAAGCTGCAGTCACTCAGATCATCTTTGAGCTTGAGGATGAACGGGGGTGGACTTCTAAGGAGACCTCTAACAAGGTGATTGACACAATCCGCACGATTGTTAATCACTGCAAGCGTCATCAATTCATCGAGGACGCTCCCTTTGAATACCTTGAAATGTTCACAGGGAGTGAGTCACGTCTGACGTGGTTCACGATGTCACAGATGGAGCAATTGTATGAAGCAGCGTGCAATGTCTTTGGTTACCCAGCGCTCGGGGAGATCTTCCTGACGTTGGGGCTTACTGGCATGCGTTTGGGTGAGCTTCAAAAGCTGCGTGTGATGGACATCGACATTCCTAACCTGCGCATCCACGTAGGTGGGCGTGATGGTTTCGTCACCAAGGCAAAAAACTGGCGCGTCATTCCAATTCAAGATCGGATCCTTTCTATCTTGATTGAACGTACCCGTGATCAGCCCCAAAAGAAGCATGTCTTTGCGGATGATTTCGGCTCCGTTGATTCCTTGCGGCGATCTTTCAATAAGATTCGCAACTACGTAGGCATCGACGAAAAGCACGTCATTCATTCGTTACGACACAGCTACGCCACGTTCCTCAACGAGTCGGGTGTGCCGCCGATGACCATCAAAGACTTGATGGGTCACAAGCGCATCGAGACCACGCTCCGCTATTGCAAGATCTCGGACGTGGCCCGCAACCAGGCCCAAGAGGCACTCAACCAGCAGCTTCACCGAGCCACACAACCGGCTCCTGAACCGGTGATGCCGAGCTACGACCAGCTCCTTAGCCAGGTTAATGCTTTGCAACAATTGCTCGTTACGATGCCGCATCTAGCCGCACCAGCTCGGATCTAGCCGCTCCTAGCGGTGCTGTGATACGCTTATTTCATCGGGTTCAGACAGCCGTCTCGGTGAGTCCAAACTCGAGAACTACAGGGCTCAACACCTCAAATCATCCTTGAGATCGATTGCGAGAGTTGACCTTGTGCCACCTGCGGATGTGGCGGAATTGGTAGACGCGCTAGTTTCAGGTTCGCGTTTCACAGCTTTGCATAACGGCATCAAGGCGGGGCTAGTCCCCGTCTTTTCTTTTGCTGCAGACACTCCACTAGTGGATAGCTCTTTTCCACGGTTCTAACCGCACACATTTCGTAAGACAACGCATGGTTTCACCCGCTCTCACCGAGCAAGAGATCGAGCTTGAGAAGCAAGGCATCCACATCGGACGCGAACGACTCCTGGAGAACACCAGGAAGCTCGAGGAGCGCTCCTATGCCTCCGCCAGTGTCTATGGCAACGCTTGCGTCCAAGCCGCCTTGGTGGACGTTGCAGCGGCCATTCAGGACACGCTCAACCGGATCCACGAGGGGCACAACGGCAAAGACTTCGTCACCATCCATCAGTACCTGCAGGAGATCGAACCTGAGGCAGCAGCAGCCATTGCGCTGAAGCTGACCTTTGACAAGGTGTTCAGTCCAAAGGATCGATCCAACGAGATCGCCAACGTGATCACGTCCATCGGTCAGGCGCTGGAGCAGCAAGCACAGCTCCGCTGGTACGAGGCCCAAGACCGTGACCTGTACGACCGCATCAAGCGGCAGTACTGGCACAGCTCCTGCGGTACGCGACAGAAGGCCACCATTGCTCGGACGATGATGAATCGCCACGAGTACCACTGGGACAACTGGGGCTCAATCAACCGGGCCAAGCTCGGTGGATGGCTTTTGGATTGCGTGATGAAGGCTACCGGGTGGTTTGAGCGGGTGACGGTGGTACGTCACAACGGCACACCAACGCTCATCGTTCCCAGCCTGCTCTTTGCGATGACCAAAGAGGAGCTGATGAAGGATGCGCTGATGTTTGCTCCGATGGCATGGCCCATGTTGGTCCCACCGCGAGATTGGTCTCCTATCAAGGCCGGTGGTTACCTCTTAAATGAGGTGATGCACGGCCATGAGATGGTCCGTAGGGGCGACCCGACACTAATACAGGGGAACACACCACTCCTGTTTCTGAACAAGCTCCAGAAGACCGCCTACACCCTCAATGAGTTCATCGTTGGGGTTGCAGAGGAGTTGATGGAGCGTCAGTACAAGGTCGGTAAGTTCTTACCGATCATCGAGCTACCGCTGCCCAACAAACCTTGGGACATTGCGGACAACGAGGAGGCCAGGCACGAGTATCGACGGCAAGCAGCGGAGGCCATGAACCAAAACGCTGCGTCATTCAAACGGTCCTGCCGCACACGAATGACAATGGAGACCGTCAAGATCTTCAAGGAGAAGGACAAGTTCTTTCTTCCGTGGTCTTTTGACTATCGAGGTCGTACCTATCCGATTCCGGCCTTCCTCACCCCACAAGACACTGACTTCGGTAAATCACTACTGAAGTTTGCTGAACCTGCCTTCATGACCGAAGAGGCTGAAGGTTGGTTGGCGTTCCAAGTTGCTACCACCTACGGGTTGGACAAAGCAACGATGCAGGAACGTCAGGATTGGGTTGCAGCCAACCACGACCTGATTTCTCGTGTGGCAACTGCTCCACTAGTGCATCTAGGGGAGTGGGAAGCTGCTGATGAGCCCTGGCAATTCCTTGCTGCATGCGAGGAGTACAACGCTTGTGTCATCGAATGCTCCAGAAGCTGGACAAACCTGCCTGTTGCAGTTGATGCAACGTGTAGTGGACTCCAGATCCTGGCTGGTCTTGCACGAGATCGATCAACTGCAAAGTTGGTCAATGTGTTTCCAAGTGAACAACCACAGGATGCTTACAAGGTCGTTGCAGAACATGCAAAGCCAAAGCTTCCTAGTCATCTTGCTGCTCTTCTTGATCGGAAGGTCACAAAGAGAACAGTGATGACCATTCCATATAACGCTACTCAGCATTCCAACAGAGCTTACATCCGTGAAGCCTTGAAGGAGAAAGGAGTTGAGTTTACTCCTGATGAATTGACGCTCATCGTTAACGCAGTCAGGGAAGCGATGTATGAGGTTGTTCCTGGTCCAATGCAGGTGATGGATTGGATCAAAAAGGAGGTTGGTGCTGCGTTCAAACGTGGTGCTGATCATCTGACGTGGCAGACACCGTCTGGGTTTGTTGTCAAACAAAACAGACGCAAGTACAAACACAAACGTGTTGAACTCGAGATCCTTGGTACCTGCAAGATCAAACTTCAGGACTACCCAGAAGGGCCTGATGTACTTGGGCATAAATCCAGCACTGCTCCCAACCTGATCCACTCACTTGATGCTTCGATACTTCATCGAGCATTTCTTAAGTTCGATGCCCCATTCACTGTGATCCATGACTCGGTACTTTGCCGAGCCACAGATATGGGCGTCCTCAATCGCGTAGTTAGGGAAACCTACTGCGAAATCTTCAGTGAAAGCAACCCTCTTATGGACTTTGCTGAAGCAATTGGCGCTGAGACTGAGCCACCAATCATTGGTGATCTCGATCTTGAATCCGTCCTTGAATCCACCTACTTTTTCTGTTAATGGCCCCCAAAACTATCGTCACTGAAAAGCCTGTTGTCCTTGAAGGTTACCAGGCTGTGATGAAACCTAGTAAGTATGGCTACTCTCTTGCAGCTATCCTTACTGATGATGTTATCGAGAAGCTTGAAGAGGATCGCACTGAGGTTCTCAAGTGGGCTGAATCGAAATTGAAGAATCCGAAGCGTGCAACTCTCAAGCCTGAACCTTGGGAAGAGGTGTCTGAGGGTAAGTACAAAGCAAAGTTCTCTTGGAATGAAGAGAACCTGCCGACCATTGTGGACAGTGAAGGAACAGTGATTACTAACACTGCTCTTCCTGTTTATGCTGGCGCAACTGTCAAGCTCGCATTCTTTCAGAAGCCTTACATCTTGAAGGATGGTGTCACTTATGGTACCAGTCTTAAGTTGAAGGGTATTCAACTCATTAGCCTTAGCACCTCTGCTGGTGTTGATGCTGGTGATATGGGCGCTGAAGATGTTGCTGAACTCTTTGGCAAGACCAAAGGGTTTAAGGCTGACGATCCGAGTGTGACCCCTGCTCCTGCGGCTGAATCTGACGTTGACTTTTGATGGCAACCCTAAACCAACTCGTCAAGATCCAACAGCAGGTAGAAACTGCTCAAGTAAAGCTTGATGAGTACAAGAAGAAACGTAGGGAAATGATCAAGTCTTTGGGCTTGGTTATACCTTCGTTTGGTTATCCACGTAGTGAAGCATTTGTTTCTCATGACGGTAAACCAGTTCGTCTTTGGGTTAATGCCTGGGGCGACCTTGAAATTGAGTACCTGAAATTCTAATGGCTTTCCGCTCAGGACTTGAGGAGAAGGTTGCTGACCTTCTCGTCAACCTGGGTGTGAAGTACGAATACGAATGCCATAAGGTTGCTTACCAAATACAGCACACATACTGTCCTGACTTTCTTCTTCCGAACGGTGTCTTCCTTGAAGCCAAGGGTCATCTGACGGAAGAAGATCGTCGCAAGATGAAAGCTGTCAAGCAACAAAATCCTGACCTTGACATTCGCTTTGTATTTCAATCACCCTATAACAAGATCTACAAAGGATCCAAAACTACTTATGCCAAGTGGGCTGAGAAACACGGCTTTCTTTGGTGTGCGTTTCACAGTATCCCTATCGAATGGCTGACATAGAGCTGATTAAGGATCTAGCTACCAATCTGATCATGGCTCTCGACAAGCATTCCTCACCGAATGACATTGTCGAAGGCTTTGAAGATGCATTGGATAGCTACGAGGAATTGATCCAACGTTTCCACACCCAACAATGATGACCACCAAAGATCGCATTACCGAGTTCTTTTCTGATGCTTTGTGTGAGGCAGAAGAAGCAATCAAAGCTGGTGAAATCTTGCCAGATGAAGTTGTCAACTGCTTTGCTGATGCATTGAATGATTGGCATTCGTATTTCCAGAACACCGCTGACATCTACGAAAAGCTGATCAATGCTGTTATCTCACGATACAGAAACAAGTAAGTGTATTGCTCATGAACCTTGTCCTGCTTGTGGTAGTCGAGACAATCTTGGTCGTTACGACGACGGCCATGGCTGGTGCTTTGGGTGCGGCTATTGGGAACCAGGTCAATTCAACGTTGTCCAACCGCAAAAACAACGAATGACGTTCCCGTTAAAGGGACAAGCTGAGCCACTACCTAAACGTGGCATCAGTGAAGAGGTTTGCCAAAAGTATCGAGTACATCGAGAAGGTAATCAGCTCTTCTTCCATTACTTCTCTCGTGATGGAAGCTGCACTGGTGCCAAGGTCAAAACCCCTGATAAAACATTCCGATGGGAAGGATCAAACCCTGATGGACAACTATTTGGACAGCAGCTCTTCCCAAGTTCTGGAAAGAGAGTGGTCATCACCGAAGGAGAAATCGATGCTCTTTCGTGTTATCAGGCTTACCCGGGGAACTGGCCGATGGTTTCAGTACCGGATGGTGCCCAATCGGCCAAACGAGCGATTCAAAAACAGC